GCTGCTAACACAGATTTAGATGACGAAGCTGGATTTGATACGGCTTCAACAGCTGATGACATATTAGATTTTAGTGAAGCAAATCCTTTTGGTGATCCAGGAGATTATTCATAATGTTTCATTACATATATAAAACTGTTAATCCAAAAAATGGAAAATATTATATTGGTAAACACTCAACAAATGATTTAAACGACGGTTATCAAGGTTCAGGAAAATGGGTAAGAGATTGTTTAAAAACAAAAACTTTAATAGAAACCACTATTATACAAATGTGTAATAGTGAAGATGAAGCTTATAAATTAGAAGAAAAATTAGTTGAAGAAAATATTAATAAAAAATTATGTATGAATATGGTGTATGGAGGTATAGGTTGGAAAAGTGGAGAAAAAAATCCTTGGTTTGGCAAAAAAAGAAGTGAAGAAACCAAAAGAAAAATTAGTTTAAAAAATAGTGGTAAAAATCACGGAATGTATGGTAAAAAAAATTCAGAATTCCATAAACAAAGAATGAAAGAGGTACACACTGGTAAAAAACATTCTGAGGAATGGAAAGAATATATGCGTAAAATAAATACAGGTGAAAATAATCCTATGTATAATAAAACAGGTTTTTGGTTAGGTAAAAAATTAAGTGAAGATCATATAAAAAAAATAAAATTAGGTATAGCAAAAAAGAAAGGTCTTAGTATAAATGTTTAACAAATATTTTTATAATGAAGGCCTAAGAAAATTAACTGTAGCCTTTGGTACAATTTTCAATAATATACAAGTAAAAAAAATGTCAAGTGCCGGCGATAGCACAATTCAAAGTATAAGAGTGCCGTTGGCCTATGGCCCAAAAGAAAAGTTTTTAGTAAGATTAGATCAACAGGCCAGTTTAGACAGTCGAGAGTTTGCCGTTGTATTACCTCGTATGAGTTTTGAAATATCTGGTATTTCTTATGACGCTACAAGAAAATTAACAAGAGTTCAAAAATATAAAACTGTAAAAACAAGTTCAAACAGTATTTTAAATATAAACTATACACCAGTGCCTTATAATATAAACTATAATCTGAATGTATTTACGGCCACTGCTGAAAACGGCCTTCAAATTGTAGAACAAATATTGCCTTATTTTCAACCTGATTATACAGTTACATTAAACATTATACCAAATATGGATATAAAGAGAGATGTACCAATTGTATTAAACACCGTGAATTATGAAGATAGTTATACAGGTGATTTTACAACACGAAGAGCAGTAATTTATACATTAACTTTTACTGCTAAAACTTATTTGTATGGGCCAGCAACGACACAAAAAGTTATACGAACATCACAATCAGATATTTACAGTGATGTGGATACAACAAATAAAGCAAGAGAAGAAAGAATTACTGTAGTGCCAAATCCAACCAGTGCTGATGCAAATGATGACTTTGGTTTTACAACAACCATACAGAATTTTAGTGATGGAAGAGTTTATGTAAAAACAACGGATACAGATGAATAATCTTATAAATATATAAATAGAAGAAGGAATTATCAATGCCTATTAGTAAAATTAAATCAGGTTCATTAGACACAGGTAGTATAACTACTGATAAAATAGCTTCAGATGCGATTACAGAAGCCAAAATTGCCGATACGGCCATAGAAAACGAACATTTAAATACAAATGTAATTAGTGGTCAATCAGAATTATCTGAATCGGCTGAAGCAACAGATTCAATTTTAATATACGACACAAGTACAGGCACGCTTAAAAAAGTTAATGTTATAAATGTAAATTTAGGTAATCCTACTATTACATCCATAACTCCTACTAATGTAGATTCAAAAGATAGCGCCACAACAACCACATTTACTGTTACAGGAACAAATTTTTATACAGGCACTACAGCTAAATTAATTAGTAATTCAGCTACAGATATTTCTTTTACAACAGTTACAAGAGATTCAAATACACAATTGACTTGTGTTCTTAATAATGCTTTGATTACAGCAGAAGGCGTTACAGACGAACCTTATGATATTTTTGTAAGTAATGGTATAGGTACAACAACTCTTACAAATCAAGTCAACGTAGACCAAAGGCCAGTTTTTGTAACGGCCGCTGGTTCATTAGGAAGTGTAACAGAAGGTGGTTCGGCTAGTTTTACAATTGAAGCTACAGATCCTGAATCAGCTGGTGCTGTAAGATATGACGTTGTTGGAGGAAGTTTACCAAATGGTTTATCTTTAGATACAGCAACAGGTGCCATAACAGGAACTGCCGGTGCTGTAGGTGCAGATACCACTTCAACATTTACAATACAAGCTTCAGACGTTGACTCAAACGTTTCATTAAGAGAATTTTCAATCACAGTTAATAATATTGTAGTAGAAACATTTACTTCATCAGGTACATTTAATGTTCCAGTAGGTAAAACTTCTGTAGATGTTTTAGTAGTGGCCGGTGGAGGTGGTGGTGGAGGACCCGGACCAAATCCTGGAGGCGGTGGTGCCGGCGGACTAATATTCAGACCAGGTTTTCCAGTTACACCGGGTGGAACAGTATCAGTTACAGTAGGTTGTGGAGGAGCATCTGCTCCAGGTTCTGGTTCAGGTGTTTCTGGACAAGATTCAGTTTTTGGAACACTTACTGCAAAAGGTGGCGGCGGTGGAGGAACTCCAGGAGGTAGGGGTCCTGGTGGAGGAGGGTCAGGAGGTTCCGGAGGCGGATCGGCAGGATTTCCTGGTGTTCCACCTGCAGGAGCAGCAACTCAACCTACTCAACCAGGAGATTCAGGTACTTACGGATTTGGAAATGCCGGTGGAACTAGAAATGGTTGTACAGGTAGCGGAGGTGGTGGAGGTGGAGGTGCCGGCGGCGCTGGTGCTCCAGGTCAATTTATTAGTGGTCAACCTTGTTGGGGTGGTAATGGCGGTTCTGGTAAATCTTATACAATCGCTGATGGTACAACACCAGTTTATTATGCTGGAGGAGGAGCAGGAAATGGTCCTAATGGTTCAAATAATAATCCTTTAGCAACATCAGGTGGTGGAGGATTAGGTAGTATGGCATCTGGACAAGGCGGTCAAGCAAACAAAGGTGGTGGTGCTGGTGGATCAAATGATGGAAGTCCTCCGGGCGGTAAAGGTGTTGTAATAGTTGCTTACTAATTGATTTTTTATTTTATGAAAATTTATGAGTTATCAAAATAAAGTATTTGTCTTTGATGATATAATATCTAAAGACTATCAAAATTCCATTAAAGAAAAGTTATTCAATAACGCTGGCTGGCGTTTTGTAGCTGACGTAACAAATCCAAAAAACACACAACAACGTCCAGGTTTTTCTCATTACTTTGTTTCTGATGAAAAAGAAACAAGTAAACTTCATCAAGATTTATTACCACTTATAAAGGCCAGTTGTCAAAAAATAAATTACAAATATAGTAGAGTTTTACAAGGCCGTTCTTTTCTACAATTACCATTAAATTTAAAAGATAAAACAATAGATACACCTCATATAGATGTAGCTGAATTTAAACATTTAGTTATATTGTATTATGTGGTTGACAGTGATGGCGAAACTGTTATTTACGAAAATCAATATGACTCAAAAGGTGATATACCAAGATTTGATACTTTAAAAGAAAAACAAAGAGTAATGCCTAAACAAGGCCGTGTTGTTTTATTTGATGGTTATTATTGGCATACTTCTTGTCAACCAGAAAACAATGTAAGATGTATTATTAATTATAATGTCATCTAAATAGATATATGACTAAAATTGAAGATAAGGTAAATGAAATATTAGGTATTGAGTCTACAGAAAAACCTACATTAGAATCCATTGTAAAAATAGACAATCCATCTGTACCAAGAATTAAAGATCCAAATAAGCCTGATATAGATAGTGACTATGAATACAGTAGAGAAAATTATTATAATCTTATAGAAAAAGGCCAAGAAGCCATTGAAGGCATATTAGAGATCGCCAAAGAAGGCCAACATCCGAGAGCCTATGAAGTGGCCGGCCAACTTATAGCCAGTGTGGCTGGTACAGTCGATAAGTTACAAGATTTACAAAAGAAATTAAAAGAATTAAAAAATCTACCAAAGACTGCTTCGCCTCAAATTAAAAATGCTCTGTTTGTAGGTTCAACAAAAGATCTACAACAGTTATTAAAAAAAAATGAAAACACTCAAAGCGAAAAGAAATTATCTGAACAAAAAGATCTTTCTGATTAGTGATTTAACTTTTATTCGAACAGCTACACCTTTGCCTGAAATATTAAATGGTGAAGATATGATCGAACCTATACAGATTGTAAAACATAGTATCAGTGATGTATCTCGTATGGGTGCTAATGGGGTTCCTTATATTGAAAAATCTTATAGTGTTCATAAAGGCAATCAAAGATTAAAGGCCGGCCTAGAATTAGGTTATACTCATATAGAGGGAGTAATTATTAATGAATGAAAAAAGTTTTGTCTATCTTGGTAATCCGAATCTTAAAAAGGTAAATGTACCAGTAGAGTTTACACAAGAACAAATACAAGAGTTTTCTTTATGCTCTAAAGACCCTTTATATTTTATACAAAACTATGTAAAGATTGTTTCGCTAGATGAAGGATTGATACCTTTCAAAATGTATGACTTTCAAAAAGAAATGATTGGTACAATGCACAACAATCGTTTTACAATATGTAAATTGCCAAGACAATCAGGTAAATCAACAACAATTGTTTCTTATTTACTTCACTATGCTTTGTTTAA